ACGGATCCTACCTGAGCCGACCTAGAGGACGGCCTTTACTTTCATTACGCCTCTGGGTTTCGTACGTGCCCAATGACTCGCGCACATGTTAGCACTCCTCCTTTCGGTCCATAAATAGCCCTGTAAATTGCAAAACTATTAGCGAACGCATTGGCTGGAACCTTAGTCTTCTGCAAGTTGAAGATAATCGCTCCGGGTAAGAAGTCAAACAGCAAACGAATGAAAACGTCGAAAATTCCGGCGGATTCCTCGTTGACTGCCAACAACTGCACTCCGGGTTGATTAACACTAAAATCCGTGGTCCCGACTCCCCCAGCATTTACACTTATTAGACGATAAACGCCTGGTAAAAACCTGGGAGATCCGGGTGCCACAACATAATTAGCACTAACAAAAGATGAAGTCGAGCCCGTAGCCGCCACAGCGTGTGCAAACGGGGCACCATTGTGCTCATCGGAAGCATTGGCGTAAGTAACGCCATCCGGTTGGACAAGGGCAACTGAGTCTGAAATTCGAAAGTTGGGAACTCTGGGTGAAATGAATTCTACGGAGTATTCACACCATAGATCACCCACCGCCCCCGCGTTAGCGGAGGTAGTAGAGTACCCGACTGCGAACGCAGCCTCTCCTGGAACAGTACCTGCACAGAATAGCCATTTCTTATTCATGGCTCTATCGGGTGTGACTACAACCTTGTGATCTTTAAAAACCGAACCAACAGCTTTAGGATTCAGGGCCGCAACCCCAGGATATCCTTGTAGCGTGTCTCTAGCATCATAATCAATTCCGACAACAACGGAGCCGGAAATGATCATGCTAGCGGTGGCTTTATACTCAACGATCACAGGACCTGTCATACGATAGGATTCGTACAGAGTTCCCAGAGCATCCAATTGTGGCAAACCCGAGGCCCCAGGTACAAAGGGTAAGTAAGGCGGGGTAGAATTACCACTGCCAGTTACACTAAGTACGGGGGACCACAATTCTCGGTAGTTTACGTGAATTGATTGCATGTTACCTTTAAGTCGACCGTTAGTACGTTTCTTACGTGCCACTGTCTTCCTACGAGGTGTTTTCCTATTGGCCATTACGCTTATCAAATATTATTACGGGGCCGACCACCACCCCAACCTTTATATTTAACGACCCAAGGACCGGGTCGTAGGCGATCACACGCAGTAGAACTTAAAGGTGGGGTCTTCAACACCCTTGACGAAAACCTTTATGTTCTTGAGGTCCTCCTCGGTCCTAGCGGCATTTAAGGCTTTGGCCAATCTAATGACTTCAACATCCAGCAAGCCCAGCAAGTTGGCCACACAATGTACCATGGCCCTGTCATGTTCACAAGAAACATCTACAGGGAATGGTCCATTTTTGTGACGATACTTAACATCGTGCTCCATGTTCTCAATGTCATTACATTGACCCAACTTATAAACCCTCTTCAACGCGGCCAAATAGTGTCCAATAAGAGGAACATGTTGATCTGTTATTAAATACCCATTGACCCGGTCTGCCAAAGCCTTGGGATCGTGCAGTTTGTTGACTACACAAGCCCGCTTAAGCAGCTTAACAGGTGCTGATAAAGTGGTATTATAATTATACACATCAAGAAATATTCTTCCCAAGAAGGACACATTAGGACCAGGTGTTAAGAGTTTGATAGTTAACCCTAATTCCTTAGCTACCAAGGCGAACTTGCCCCGCGAACTATCGACCCCGTCATCTCCATACTTTGGTCCAATCAAAGCAAAGCTCTTATCAGCGTCAAAACCAGCAGCCCTATAAGCACAGAAAGCAATGAAAGCGTTAACTATCGTATTGCCTTCCGTTGTTAAGGGGGAGCCAGAACACCGAGAGGAGCGTTGTTTATATTTTGTACCGTGTTTGGAATAACATGAAAGATTTATTTCACCTATCAAGAGAATGTCTAATTCCTTTAGATATTTCCCGGCAACCCATCTTCTATACGCCATGAATTCCAATTCCCGAAGGAACGGAGACATCGTGGCGTCAAAGCGGGTGAAGTCGGTTTCAATCAGTTCGGCTTTAACATCCAATTTAATCAAGGCTGCATAATTCCTTATCTTATCCACAATCTCAGTAGGAGAATTGCCCGGGGCATAAAAAGCGTGTTGCTTCATCACTTGGGCCTTGAACCCATAGGAGAAGCGTGAAAGAGCCAGCGTGTGATCTTGGCGCATTCCTGAGATATTATGAGCAGGGGAAATTTTATCGGACAACTCATTCTTCACAAACGCATTGCAGACATTCTTTCGGCGGACGTGATTTTGCTCTTGTTTCTGTCTAGCCCGTTGCGCCTTGGAGTCTTGTTTTTCTATAACAACATCCATGTCAACGGGCACTCCTATGTTTTCCACAGGAATCAACCTCTTCAAGAACTCATCACGCCAACCGATATATCGTTCGGGCGGTTGCACATCATTAGCCATCTTGGTTACTCTTTCCTCAATACATAGTATCTCATTATTACGCGTATCACACGCAGCCTTCGCAGTCTCAGTTACAATGGGTTCCGCGGCCACTTTCGCTATGGCCTTGGGCTCCTCCAAATCCAACATATCCTCCCCTCCGTAGCTCTGAAAATTTATTAAGAATCTCGAGGTTATACCGACGTTGAGGGCTTTAGCTATCAATGAGAAGTCCAACTGGGTTAATTTCTTCCCCTGTTTACTAGCCTCACAAATTCGCTGTACGTCTCCTAGCATAAACGTCTTACTAACACATTTGATTCTATATAAACTATCCCAGAGCTTTTCGGGGATATTAGTTGAAAACTCATGATCAGAATCGGTTTCCTTCAACGATATAAACTTGTTGCCATTGACCACAAATCTCCCTAAGAGCACCCCATTACTTTCTGTAATATTTCGGGCTCTCGCAATCGGTTCACTGCGTTTGAGGGATATGTTAGCCAATCTCGCATACATCTGAAACAACCAATAGGGAACATACATAGTCACCCTTGGGCAAAGGTAAACCAAAGCCCTGTTGATCGATTCAGGTTGCGATATTTTCTCACAAGCATATTGCGTAAAAGAAAACCAACCCTTAATGATGAGCAGGTCAGGAGAGAAGTCCCAAACACTTGACTCATAACGAGCACCTCCAGCAACGTCCTCTATAAACGTGTTAGCATTAGTGAAATAATAACTACCATTAGGAGTCTTAGAGCCTAGACTGTTAGGAATACTCGTATAGATGAGAATAGGTTTCCCATTATACTTCCTCCAGTCTTTCTCAGACAAATGATAGTCAACATCCACCATGGTTACCACACTATTAGAAGTCATAGCATCGTAGCGCAAGTCCTGGTTAAGGTCGGACATGTCCCACACTTCACGGGTACCAGTAACGCCCCAGTGGGCCTTGTTGGTTTCCCGAGTCGATGTGGAAACATCGTAACGAGTGCGATTCAACAAACCGCAGAAATTTTGCATAGTAGTAGTTGCCTGACACCTAAGATCAGCCGCCTTCGGGTGAGCGTGGTTGCTGGCATTGCCCCTATAAGCGTTGAGGGGGTGCCACTTCAGCTCACTACGAAACGTGTCCAACAATGATCTAGGATAAACATACCTAAAACGACACAAAATCCAAGAATTTAACCGGGTCCGTAAAGACGCGGATAAATAGAGAGAGATAGGCACAACACAAATTGCGCCACCAACGACAATAATCTTAACTATAGACGTATTGTTCATTTTGGG